ATCGTTAGTATTAGAAGAAATGGAATATAGATTACCTCCAGCTTATGGTGGAGCTTTAATTGGTAATACTGATGCTCTCGGTAAAATTGGAAATTTAGCAGGTGCTTTGGTTCAAGGCGCAGCTAGTTTTATTACCGGTACTTCACCACCACCATCGACGGGAGGTGGTTAATGACTCAGTTTTTTAAAAAATTTCCTGTAATAAATTATTCAAATACTTCCGCAGTGAATATATTTGCACGAGTCAATATGTCAAAATTGGCTCTTACAAATAAATCTGCTTTTTATACATATGTTATTCCAGAAGGAATGAAGCCAGAGCATCTTTCTTATAACTATTATTCTAATCCTGATTATATTTGGCTTATTAATCTTTCAAATAAAATAATTGATCCTTATTATGATTATCCTCTTTCTGATTCTGATCTAAATTCTTTGATAGCTCAAAAATATGGAAGTATATCTAATGCACAATCTACTATATTATATTTTACAACAAACTGGATATCTGATGATTCTATAATATCTCCAGCGGCATATGCTGCTTTGCCAGTGAGTGCAACTGAAAATTTACAAAAGTATTGGGCGCCTCAAATAGATAATAATAATAACATATATGCATATGTTCGTAAACAAGAAGATTGGATTTCAACCACAAATCAAGTACAGCAGCTAAATATAGTTAATGGAACAGAATTATTAACAGAAGATGGAGTATATACTCTTGAAACTGAAGAGGGATATGATTTACTTGCACCAAATGTAAGTACAACTTCAGCATTTATTGTCGGTGAACAAGTATCTCAAAACGGATATACAATTGGAACTATAGTATCTGTTAATAGTGACTTTATAATAATTCAGCATATATCTGGTCAGGTTGTAAATGGAATATCAACTATTGGCGGATTAGCTGGATATATAACTGGTCTTACTTCAGGTGCAAGTACATTAGTTACATCTGTGACCACTCTTAGTCAAAATATTCCACAAGCAGAATTTTCATATTGGACAATTGTAACAGCATATCAATATGAAGTGGAAAAAAATGCTTTTAATAAAAACATTCAATTACTTGATAATAATTTTGCGGCTCAAGCTACAAAAGAACTCAAGAATTTATTATTGACAACGGTATAACATGACAGCAATAAATGCTTCATATGCAAAATCAGATGGCATTGATATTAATTCAATTACATTGACATCATTATCCAACAGTAATAAAAGTTTCAATTTAATAAATCAAGTCACACAAATCAGTATTTATGAAGATATAATGTTTCCTGTTATACGCGCGGATTTTAATATAACTGATGCTGTAGATATTTTAACACAATTTCCAATTATAGGTGAAGAATTAATAGAAATAGAATTTTCACAACCAGGAAACGATCTTACAAATTCATATAAATTTCATGTAAAATCTATAGAAGATCAAAAAATTTCGCCTCAAAGTAAATTTAGAACTTATTTGTTAAGGTGTGTCAGTGAAGAATTTATTACAAATTCCAATCAATTTATTACACACAAAATGACGGGAAATACCGAAGATTTGATAAGAGCTTTGTGTAATCAATATCTCAATACACAAAAAAATATCAATATAGCTGAACCGACCAAAGGGGTTCAAAGTCTTATGTTTAGTCGGCTTAGGCCATTTCAGGCTATTGACATGGTAAGAAAACGAGCGGTTTCTCAAAATTATAATTCATCATCATATGTATTTTTTGAAAATAAAAGAGGATTTAATTTTTGTACGATTGAATATCTTTTAAATCAATTACAAAATAACACTGGTGATAAAGTATTCTTTTATGATACTACACAACAAACTGATGCTAAAAATATGAATACTCGTAGCATCATATCATTATTACAAATGTCTCAAACAGATAACACCAAAAAATTAGCTCAAGGCGCATTAAATAATACTGTAAAACGGTTTGATCTATTGACCGGCAAAGTGAGTACAACTCAATATGTAAATTCAGAACAAGAACAAAATTTTAAATATGCTTCGCCTAAACCATTATCCCTTAATACTTTATCTTATAATAACAAATATGGTAACACTATATCAACGGCATTATTAATACCACATTCCAGCGATCTTCCTGAAAATTTTATAGATAGTATGTTGGGATTTAGACGAGCATTTGTAACAAAAATGGGACAAAACATATACAGAATGTATGTTAATGGTGATCCGGCATTGACTGCGGGTGATATTATAACCGTTAACGTTCCTAGCTCTCAAGGTTCTACTGGAGCTCCTTATGATAATAGATTATATGCTGGTAATTATTTGATATCTAAATTAAGACACATTATATTAAATAATGTGCCAAATCCAAAATCTTATACTTGTTCTATGGAACTTATAAAAGGTTTCCAAGAGGATTTTTCATAATGACAACTCAAAGATTAGGAGAAGAAGGACTAAGGTGGTTTATCGCCATTGTAGAAAATGTAAATGATCCACAGCAACTCGGTCGTGTACAAATTAGAGTTATTAATGAAAATGACCATCCATCTATAACAACTGATGAATTATTATGGGCTACTCCAATACAATCAATAACATCAGCGGCATATAATCAAGTGGGAGAATCTCCTACTGGACTTTTAGTGGGTTCTCACGTGTTTGGCTTTTATTTAGACGGGCATGAAAAGCAACTACCTTTAATCTGGGGTTCATATGCTAAACTTCCAGATGGTACTCAAAATACAAATGATGTTTCAAATCTGGCTCGTGGAAAAAATACAATAACTGTTAATCAAGTAGGTCCAGAACCAGCGTCTCCGTACGCCGCAAAATATCCATATAATAATGTAAGGCAAACTCAATCTGGGCATGTAATAGAACTAGACGACACTCCATCTAATGAAAGAATAAGAATATATCATAAAGTTGGAAATTATATTGAAATAGATCATACAGGACAGCAAGTCACTAAAGTTATTGGTAATGATTTTGATATAGTTGTAAAAGATAAAACAATTTATGTGTCCGGAAGTTATAATGTTCAATCTGGAGGTAATACTAATATAGTTGGAAACAATAATATAAAATTAAGTGCACCGGGTGGAACTTATGTGGCCGGCGCGGGTTTAAATAGTCCTGGAGCAATAGGAACGAGTGTTGGTGCTTCTGGTACATTTTCTACACCTACTGGTCAAACAGTTCATGTTGTAGATGGTATAATCGTTAATATAAATTAGCGGCATTAAAAATGAGTGTATTATCAGGATCAAAAATAGTTAATACTTTACACATCAATTCATTGGTGCAACAGATAAATTTTACTCAAGATGCAGAATCATTAAAATACTTAATTCATGAAAATTTACAATCAGTACAAGATTTAGTAAGTGATATTGAACAAAGAGAATTGCAAATAATTAAAAGTTATTTGCCGATATTAAGTTTACCCACAGATCCTTTTGCAATAATAAGTTGGATACCAAAATTGATTCTTGGTCCAATATTTCCACAATTACAGGCTCAAATAAAATATGCTATGCAACTTGTTCAATTGGGAATATCTATAGAGCAATTGGCCTCTGCTGTACAAAATGCCATACCTAGATTAGAAAGAGGACTTCTTAGTTCTAATAATAATTTAGAAAATCAAGTTACAGGTGGCATTAGCGGTTCTGTAAGTAATGTATCTTCTACCATTTCTAATATAAATTCAAATATACAATCTGCTCAGAATATAGTAAATGGCGCAATAGGTCCTGCTTTACAAAGAGTTCAACAAAGTCAATCAATAGTATCTTCAATAGCTGGAAATAATATACCACTATTGGATACGTCAAATGGAACTAATTTTGTTGCTTCATATACGGCTATAGGAGATACTTTTAATTCTAGTATTACAGATTATATAGCAAATACTAATATATCCGGAGCTCCATTTACTGCAACAGTCACTTCCGGCAATAATTATGTAAAGAATTATCCAGCTAATGCTATTATTACCGTCGGACAAACAATAATTGCATCGGACAATTCTATTCCAATAAACACAACGGTTTTAAGTATAAATACTGTGCCGTGTTCATTTTCGGCTACAGTTGGATTGCAAATTTATACTACAGGAGCTTCAGTTTTAACTTTATCTGCGCCAGATAGTAATATTGTTATTGGTATGACATTGACATCAACACAACCCGGATTTGCTAATGGTTGTTATGTGACAAATGTACTTGGTAATGCTGTAGCTATATCTGCTCCGTATCTTGGAAGTTCACCCGCTACTTTTAATGTAAATTATAATGTTAATTCAATTGTTATGTCAAGTAAGGCAACAAGTTCTAATAGTAATGCAAGTATAACTCTCAATATACCGCCTATAACGATTGCAGGAACATAAAATGGCTCAAACATTTAATCAAGATAAATTTACGCCTTTATCAGCACAGCCATTATTATACAGTGATTTTTTTGATAACTTTGTTGTACATCCTGAACTTCATGATTTAGTTATTAAAAAAAATGAAGAATCAGTCAAACAGGCTATTTTAAATTTAATACATACCAATAAATATGAAAGACCATTTTCTCCAACATTTGGTTGTAATCTTAGAAATTATCTCTTTGAACCAATAACTCCCGTTACTCAAACTAATATACAGCTTGAAATAACAAATACTATAGAAAACTATGAACCTAGAGTAAAATTAATTAGTGTCGTAGTAACTCCATATATCGATGAAAATGCATATGCTATAACTATTACTTTTTATGTTATAAATATAACGACGCCGATTACACTTTCAACAATACTTTATAGAGTTCGTTAATGACCCCTTCTAGTATATCACTGACATCATTAGACTTTGCTGATTACAAAAATTCATTGAAGACGTATCTTCAATCGCAGACTCAATTCAAAGATTATAATTTTGACGCCAGTAATATTAGTGTTTTGTTAGATATTCTTTCATATAATACATATCTTAATGCATTTTATATGAACATGATTGGTTCTGAAATGTTTTTAGATACAGCACAATTAAGGGATTCTGTTGTACTAAGGGCCAAAGAGCTTAATTATACTCCAAGATCATTTAAATCCTCTTATGGTGTAATAAATCTTGTTGTATCTAATGTTCCAAATAATCCAATTATTCTTACGATTCCGGCCGGAACTTCTTTTACAGGTAAAGCCGGATCTAATAATTATACTTTTTCCACAAATCAAAATATAGTTATTGGAGCTAATACTGATGGCAATTTTTATGCCAGCAATGTAGAAATATATGAAGGAACTTCCATTACAGATACTTTTGTTGTTAATCCAATATCAAATACAGATAACCAAAGATTTATTTTATCTAATCCAACAATTGATACAACTTCGTTGACTGTTGTAAGTGTAGAAAATAATGGTGCAAATGTTATTCCATATTTTTTATCTACATCTTTATTAGATTTAACAGAATCTTCTACTGTATATTTTCTTCAAGGATCAGAAAATAGTCAATATGAGATTATATTTGGTGATAATATAGTAGGTAGAAGACCAGCAGATAACTCGGTTGTTGTAACAACATATCTAGTAACTAATGGTCAGCTTCCAAATGGAATTTCTGTATTTACTCCAAACGGTACTATAGGTGGTTCTTCAAATATATCTGTCACTACTGTATCT